TCGATCGTCTTTGCCGCCTCCGCTGCGCTGTTCGTGGCGTAGGTCCATCCCCAGCCGACGACCTGGACGCCGGCGGCGCGCAGGAGCGGGACAACGACCGGCAGCAAATCCGCATTCTGGTTCTTGACCCAGAAGGCCTCCCAGCGCTCGTCCGCGCCGTCTACGATCTTGGGCGAGAGCCAGGAGAGGCCAAGATCGAGACACTGCTGCACCTGCGCGGCAGGATCGCCGCCCTGCCAGTCGCGGAGCTTCCATACCATCGCTCCGAGTCCTCTAGGAATCATGTAAGTCGGCCAACCCATTCATCTGGTGTTTGATCTCTCTTGCTTGCGTTGCACGGTTTGCAAGCAGGAACAATATTGGATTTGGTATAAGGCCCGCCACGCGACAAAGGAATGACATGATCTTGTTCTAGTGGCCTGGAGCTTCCGCAATAGGCACATTTATGTCCGTGCTCGACCTGAATTTCCTTCCACTCAATTGGCGTTAGAGTCGCTGGCAACTCAGCGGCAAATGCTTTTCTCCTTTGATCTTTGATTCGAAACCAGTCTGGATTTTCTCCTGCCCATTTCCGCTGGGCATTTCTGACTCTTTCAGGGAACCGCGTCCTATACATCCGCTCGGCTTCTAAAGCTGGCAAGGGATTGAGTCGTCTGCGCCGACGCGCAGAGCATCTGGATATGCGCCTATAGAGCTCCGGTTTTGCTTCAGTCTTCCGTCTATGACTTTTCCTCCAATAGTCAGGGTCCTCTGCATATCGCTTCTGAGCATTTAAACGAACACCCTGACAAACGCAGGCCTTGCAATCTCTTCGATAGGATGCCTGATCGTTGCGCCAATAGAACTCATCCAATGCTTTTTCGATGCTGCATTTCGAACAGACTTGCACCATCGCTCCCTTGCCGTTTGGAATGCTCATATCGGCACTGGCTTGAACTTTCCGCCCGGACCGCTGCCAGCTCCGGTCGAGGGTGGGGCGGAAGTCTCTTCTTGTTGGATGATGATCACAACCGCGATCGGGTTATCGCCCAGAGCCGCGCCGGTGTCTGATCCGAAACCCTGGCCTCCGAAAAATTCGATGATGTCAGCGAAAAGATGGTCCTGCACGACGGCTCCCGTGTCCTCAGCGCCCACGATTACCTCGCCAGCCTGCGAAGCAGCAAGTCCGAAAGCGCGTTGCGGCTGGTCGTAATATCGGCCGTCTCGCCCTGCGCCCGCACAGAAATGATGCGCGCCACGGTCGGGTCCTCGGCCAGATCCGCAAAGGCCCTGGCGGTCGGGCCGCGGAAGCCGGTGATCTGAAGCAACCGGTCGGCCCGAATTTCATTCGGCTGCACCGGGAATCCACGTCGGTCGAGGATGCGCTGACGCGGGTCCCACAGGTTGAAAATGTATTCCTTCGCCCGCTCGGCCGCCGTCAGATAGGCGACGACGAGCCTGGGTCGCGTTGTCGTCGTAGCGTGCTCGGAGGAGCGGTACGTGATCTGTACAGCATCGGCCAGGCCCTCGGTGCGGAACCTGAGGCGCATCCCGTTATTCGTCGCCTGCATCAACTCGAACTCCGGCACCGACAACTCATAGCTCATGACGCCGCTGGTCGGGTGGCTGTTGTAGGTGGTATCGGCGGGCGTCATCTCCGTACCCGTGACGCCCGGCTGATTGGTCCAGGTGATCGTCCCTTCAGCCCAGGAAGCCGCTGCCCGCTGGATGTCAGGCACGACCGGATTGGTCGAGCCGGCGTTGGACTTCGCGTCGACGAAGAGTTGCAGCGTGGCCGAGACGATTGAGGAACCGGCCGGGATCGGCGTCAGGTCCGGCTTCATGAAGACGCGGCGGTTGGCGCTGCCATCGGAGCGCTCCTGCATCGTCGTGGCGGACCCGAAGTTCGTCCCGGCCGAGTTCTGGCGGACCTCGGCGTCATCCGGAAAAGTGAGTTCAACGGAAGGCATTAGACCTGCGTCCTGGCCCCGGTCCGGAACTCGAAAATGCGGCCTGGCCGGAAGAAACCGGCGACGACCGATTCAAGACCGGTCGTCCCCATCTGTGCGTAGGTCTCGATCAGGTCTCCGCCCGGACGGTCAATGTCGATCTCCTGATCGACTTGAGTGGCGTTGGCCTCGATCTCACTCGAGGCGACGAACTGCCCGATGTCGGGATCGGTCACGATGTCCTCGACCAGATCGGATGAGTTCAGGGCGGTTATGTTGACCGTTTGATTGAAGGGATTCCAGTGGAGCGTATGCCACCAGCCCAGGCAGTCGATACTCACACTCATCTCGGCCTCGAGTCTGCGGCCGGGCGTGATCTGGACGCTGGAGAGAAACGGCCAGGTGTTCTCCTGCAGATAGCGCTGCGCAATCTGATTGGCTTCGGTGGTGGAGACCTGCACGCCGCCGGAGAGCACATTCGACTTCACGCCGTAAAGATCTTGACTCTCGACACTGTTGAAGACGCCGGAGCGGGTTGGGTCGGCCGCGCCTTTCTCGCGGTAGCGCGTCCAGACGCGGTTAGTCATGCCGCGCCCCATCGCCCCACCGACGTCGGTGCGCAGGACCGCCCCGCCGGTTCTGACTTCGACCGCCGAGACGAAGCCTTCCCAATCGATGCCGCCGTACTCGTTCGTGAAGTGCGCCTCCATCATCGCCCCGGCGAAGATCAGCTCCTCCGCCAGATCAATCGTGGCGCGAATGGCAAAGCGCGCCTGGTAGTACCCGCCCAGATCGCGGTGCTCGATGGATGGCTCGTCCAGGAAATCGTTGCGCGAGAAATTGCGCGGGTACTGTCCGGCCCCGGTGACAGGATTCGGTCGCAGGCTGACGCCGACGATGCTCACCCTAATCACCCCTTCCCTGGTTAATCCGGGACCACCGTAGGGTCATGTATTCCCCCGCAGCGCCAGGAAGCGCGACGCGCCGTAGACCTGCGCCGTCAGGTGCATGCCGAGCGCGCCATCGAGCGGCGGCTGGCCCCAGGTCGTCGGGTAATGCGCCAGCAAAAAGTAGAGACGGTATTGCGTCGCCGGCTCCAGGCGCAGCGGGCGGCCGTCGAGGATCCAGTTCTCGGCCAGGACTGGCGTCGCGCCGGCGTTGATGAACTTGACCAGTCTGTAATCGACCAGGCCGCCGTCCAGATCAAGTCCGGTGCCGCCCCGCAGCGCCGAGTTGCCATTCGTACTGTCGCTGATAGGATCGTCGAGCGTCGCCGACCACTCATCGACCGGGATCAGGATCAAATCGTAAATCTTGAGCACGGCCGCGCCGGTCGCTCGGGCGGCGTGAATCTGGAAAATCAGATCGATAGCGCCCAGGCTGTCGGCGTTGTACTTCTCTCCAAACGGGATCGCGATCGGCCCGCCCTGCCCATTGTGGAACTCGACCAACTCCTGTCCTACATCCGCCCCGACGAGGTCGATCTCGGGCGTGTCATACTTCGGGGCGTAGACGTTCGTCGATCCGATCAGGATGCGCAGCTTCACCGAGCAGTCGCCGGCCGCCCCGCCGACCTGCTCTACGCGGCCGAAGATGCGGTAGAGGCCGACGTAATCGTCCAGCAGGTCGTCGCCGGTGTACTGCACACGCGAGACAAGCGTGGCGTCAGTCGCGAAGGAAACACTGGCGCGCTTGCCGCCCGGCCCTTTCGTGGACGCCTCGCTCGCTGCATCAGTCCCATAAGCTACGGTCCAGGCGGCCGGGTTGTCGTCGCCGCCGGCGTTTATGTGTGACGCGAAATTGGTCAGGTTGCGAGACTTGGCTCCGAGGATGATGCGGCTCAGATTAGCCTTCCCCTCGTTCTCGTTGCCCCCCGAAGGCGCGCGCAAGCGCAGAAGCAGTTGCGGATGCACATCTCCCTGAAAGGCGGCGGCCGGGAGATCTATGTGGGGCTTGCGCTGGCTGTACGGCTCCGCCGTGGCGTTGGAGGGTGTGGTCGTCCAGGAGGTCACAGCATCAACCCGCGCCCGCATCCAGTATTTGCTGGCGCCGTTGACCGTCGTCGCGGCCCAGTTGGCGCGCGGGAAGAAGCTGAATGCCCAGATGCCGGCGATGTCGAAGGGGCTCTGAGACACGATGCCGACATTGGCCTCCGGATAGAGCGTATAGTCCGTCCCCGCCGTTAGCTGTGTCCACGCCGATCCGTTCCAGTATTCAAAGAAAATATTGGCGCTGTAAACGCCCGCCGTCCCGATCTGGAACATGATGTGCTTCCAGGGAACGGCCGAGCCGATGTAGAGCGCGTCCCCGGCGACGGCCGTCGTCGGGTACAGATCGAAAGCGGCCGTCCCGGCGCGGTTGGCCGAGAACACCCCGCCGTCGTCCACGAAGATCGTGTCCACGTCCTCATCGTCCCGGAAGTTGGCGATGTGGACTTCGGTCGGGGAGGCCGGTCCGTCCGAGGCCGTGAGCGTCTTGGCCGAGCCGATCACGCCCGGGATGGCGTCCTGCCAGGCGAAGCGGGCGATTCCGATCCCGAAATTGGGCATGAAATCGTGATAGCGAAACGGGTTGTCGTAAAAATCCGGGTAGGCCAGATCGGGAGAGTTGTAGACCAGAGCATAGCGGGTATCGGTCTCATTGTCCGTCTTGGCCGTCATCAGGATCGGCGTCTTGTAGCGCGGATCGTTCCAGAAACGCCAGGCGTCGATGAGCAGATCAATGAGCGCCTGCGTCTGCACGGCGGCGTTGTCATGAGACGAGGCTGAAAGATGGGCCATGTAACGCTCGACGAAAATCTGGTCTTCGATCGAAGCGGCGGCGTGGAGTTTGTGGGGCGCAAACGGCGCATGAAAACCGCCGCCCTCGGCCAGCCGGAAACCGGAGGCGTTGAGCAGGCTGACCGTGCGCCCGTTGTTGTCGGTGATGTTGAGCGTCTGCGCCATATGGCTAGCCCGGTCTGGTCCTGAGCCAGTTGTCCATCATACGGTCGAACGTCTGCGAGGTGACCCCGTTGTTGATGTTGACCGTCCCGCCCGAGAACATTGACTGGTTGCGATTGTCTTGCATGACCCGGCCGGCCGGAACGACCTCCTCGCCGCCGTGCAGCATCATCAGGCGACGACTGCCCGGAGGCCCGGGCACGATGCCGCCGTACTGGGAACCGGGGATCTCCGGAGGCGGCGAGCCCAGCGTTTCATAGACGATGACAACCTTCACTGTGCGCTCAAGGGTGGTCAGGATGTCATCGGCGTTCTGCAAAAGGTCCCTGGCCTCGGTCAATGACACATTCAAGGTGTCGGAGATGTTTTTGGCTGCTTCGGCGGCCGTGATGTTCCCGAGTTCGACCTCGAGGTCCTGAGAGGCCACAAAGAGTCCTTCAAGAAGCTCCTGCCCCTGCTCGGGCGAGATGCGCATTGTATCGACCGCGGATAGGACCTGCTCGGAGAGCCGCTGAAGATCAACGCCGCCGGCCTCGCGGAATTCGAGCTGGCCGAGCGCATCCTCCAGGCGCCGGGCAAACGACGGATCAATGGCGTCAAAGAGCGAGCCAGCGGCCAGGCGCACGCCGCCAAACTCTTCCCGGATGTCGGCCAGCTTGGCCCGGAACGGCTCCATGCCCTCAGCCGCCAGTTCCATCTGCCTGACGACGGCCGGCGTCCAGGCGCTCGAAATCGCCTGTTCGTACTCCCGCGTGCGCATTGTGAGTTCGGCGGTGATGATGCTTGAATTGGCGTTGCTGATATTGATTCGGCGCAGCATTTCAAGCGCTTCTTCCTCAGAGATCAGACTGCGCTCCTGAGCCTCTGCAAGCATATTGACTGCCTGCGCTCGATCCGCGGTGCCGGTCACAAAGGCACGGGCCAGACCGGACTGGGCGGCGATCTTTGCCTGATTCGCCAGGTAGTCTTTAAGCTGAGCGTTGAGACGTTCGTAGTCGGTCGCCAGATCCGCCGTCAGATTTCCCTGCTCATCCAGAAGCGGCGCAGCGGAGGCAAAAGTTGTATTGAGCAGCGCCTGTTTCTTTTCGGCGTCGGTCAGTTCATCGGTGGCTTTTCCAATGGACTGTGCATAGATGTCGTATACGCGCCCGCCCTGCGTGGTGATGCCCAGGTTGTCCAGGATGAGCGGCGACATGCGGCCGATGCCGGTGGTGATGTCGTCGATGGCCTCGCCGGCTCCCCGGCCCATTGCCCGGCCCAGCGCCAGTGAGGAAGCGGCCAATTTCTCAAATTCAGCCGGCGTCTGAGCGACCCCGAGCAGGAGGGCTTTGTTGGCCTGCAGGATGGCGTTCTGGCCGGTGATCGTCCCGCCCGAACCGCGCTGAATGGCCCGAACGATTGCGTCCATGTTCTGGCCGTAGCGGAGAGCCAGGCTGTCGCCAGCCTGCTCAAGCCTGAGAATCTGCGCGCCCTCGGCCGAGAAGTCGAAGGCTTTTTTGGCTGCGAGCGCGGCCACCGTCATCGCTCCGAGCGCAACGCCGACAGCAAGAAATCCCTCCTTCATCGAGCCGGAGGTCTGCTTTGCGGTCTTGTCGGTGTCCTTGAGACCCTGCTCGAATTTCCTGAGCTTGGCGTTGCCCTTGTCGTCAACCTCAAGGATGAATTGAATCTTGCTCGTTGCCACTCTACACCCTAGGCCCTCATCCGCTTGACGTATTCGACCATCGCCATCGCCTCGCGCCGGCGCATGACCCGCATCCAGCCCTCCGGCCGGCGCAAATTGATCTCCCACACATCGCGATAGTTCTTAGCTGCAACCATGCGATCAAGTTCTCCCGCTCGCTGGTCACGCGTGCCGCCCGCCTCCGGCAGCGCCCCGAAGGTCTCCCATTCAATCACCCGCTCAAGCTCTGGCGGGGGCGGCCCTTTGCCCTCGACGTGCGCCGCCACCGCCAAAATCATTCCGGGGGGATTGTCAGCGCCTCGGCGATGCGTGCATCGATCTGGATAGCCAACCAGCGCGTCGCCGCCGGGGAGAGATCATCGACGCTCATATCTCCATTGGATGAGACGACGACCTTTGTCTCGAGCGCGGCGCGGATGAGATGCGCCTGCCACTCGAAGACCGAGATGTCGAATCGGTTCTCCCCGGCCAGCTTGCGATGCGCGGCATAGAAGGCTTCGGTCTGACGCGTGCGCAGATCGTCCACGAACTCGACCGAGACGGCCAGCTTTTCGTTTTCAAGCAGCATTCTTTTCTCCCTCCACGAGGAGCAGTGAATCCAGCACCCACCCGAAGCGCTCGCGTGTCGTGCGGACGCGATGCCACGTGCGCCCATCCACGACGCGCGCCTCCAGAACATCCACCGGCTCGGCGTGTTTGGCGGTCCCGGCCCGCATCGCGCCGTGAGAAAGACCGCCCGGCCGATCCCAGAGATGGATGGTCGGACAGACAATTTCGCCCCGCGCCGGACTGACCGGAGAACGCTCGATGCCCCAGAGCTGATCAGGCATAGGAACGTATCCTTTCTTGAGGACTAGATCGTGCTCTTGGTGATTTCGGCGACGGCGACCACGAACTCAATCGCCAGGGCGTCGCCCGATGCAGCGTCGCCCTGCGGCCACGCGAGGCTCTCGATCTCGCCCGCTCCGGTTGCAAATCGGGAGTCGCCAGAATCGCCTCCGCCCGGAGACCAACGGATATAGAACGGGTCGCCGCCGGCCGTCTGAAATTCCGTGCGCACGGCCTCGAAAGGATCGCCGGTGCCCTCGGTGTATAGGACGCTCACGGTCACCCGCAGCGCCGAACGCTTGCCGGCCGTGATGATGGGCGTATCGCCGTCGGAGGTGAAAAACTCACCGATGGCGCGGTCGCCCCCGGCCACAGCCAGCGTGTTCTCCCAGCCCGAGATGTCGGTCCAGGTCGAGCCGTTGAGCGAGTATTCGACTTGGGAGTCATTCCATGACATGCCGCCTGTTGCTTGAGCCATCAGTCACTCTCCTTGTGCGGGACGAGCCAGCCTGCATCCACAAGTGGAGCTGCTCGCTCCTCGTTCATTTCGATCCTATCGCCCACGGCGATGGGACCGAGCTCATCATCGTTCATAGCGATCTGCGCGATAAAGGCGCGCCGCGCGAGTTCGGTGACGACCCCGCTTATTTTTTTCTTTGCCATCCTATTCTCCTGCTCCAACCTGACTAATGGTGATGACCACGGCCCAGTACGGCTTGTCGCCCACGACCTCATCCGACGAGAGCGCCCAGGTCCACTGCAGAGGCTTGGGGCCGTAGTCGGCGGTATTGACTGCGACCTGGATCGCGGTCTGGAAGTCGTCGATCAGATCCACAACCGCCTGATGATTGGCGACGGTTGTGTTCAGGCCGGCCTTCTCGACCAGGATCACGAGATCGACGGAATAGCTCGGCCAGCCGCCGTAAAACTTCACGGTTAGCGGGCCGCCTGATCCGCTTACTGCCCGCGGGAACATCGCCGGGAGATCGGCCGCCTCGACGTTGGCGGGCATCCCGTCATAAGACCGCTTCAGGCCGACGACGGCGAGATCGGCCAGATTATTGACGAAGCTGTTGAGCGTGAAGCCGGTTGCAGGCATTTAGGTCACCCTATGCACCCATTAGGGTCAACTGCCTGTATCCACGCAGGCCCTGCAACACATCATTCGGGATCTGACTCGGCAGGATCGTCACGCCGTCCGCCGTCAGCAGCGGCCGGTCGAGATCAGCCGACGATTCCCGCTGACGGTAGAGAAACACCGCCAGGCGAATCGTCCAATGACGGATGTCGTCCGGAACGGTTACCGACCAGCCCCAGCGCCCCGTGATCTCGATGCCGTCAGCCGGATCGGCGTCATAGGTCCAGACGATGGTCGAGGACTGCTTGAGTTCGATCCCGTAGTAAGGGCCCTCGTTGCGCGGCAGCGTGATGTACTGAGTCGCTGCGACCGTCTCCGGCGAGGCAGCGTCGGCGTCGTTTGTGACGGTCGTGATCTGCGCCAGCCATTGGTCGAAGTGCACAACGCGCTTATGCACGTCCCGAATCACGTCAAAGGTGCGCGTCGTATCGGCCGTCACCTCAAAGCTCACGCCGCAGTGTTCCTCGATGATCTTCTGCGCACGCGCGATCAGATCTTCGAGCAGATTGTCGTCGGACTGGCTCGAAAGATCGACATAGTCGCGCAGATGGACCGGCTGAGCGTAGGCCACTTATTCCGTCGCGCCTTCCGCATTCGCCCTGGGTGCAGGCTCAATCAAACCGGCTTCGAGAGCCGGCTGGCCCTGGCGCTTGCCCCAGTTCATGATGACGGCGCCCTTCTTGTAGCCGGAACCGCCGGGATTCTCGGGCGTACGCAGGTCATCGCGCTTGAAGCGATAGGGCACGTTGAGACGATAGACCTCTTTCGGATCGGGACCGGAGGCGAGCGCGGTCTTCACTGCTTCCGCCTGCGCCTGTTTCTGAGTCTTTGCCTTAGTCTTTGCCATCAGTAAACCCTTTCTCCCTGGCCTCTTCGAGGCTGAACAGATTGTCGCCCAGGCCGAGCTCGACGATCTCGCCGTCTTCCAGCGGCTCGATGACGACGCCCGGCAGGGGCTCGAATGAATAGAGCAGCTCGGCATCCGGATCGGGCCATAGAATCATCGGGGCCGGTTTCATCGTGATATGGCCGCAGACGACGCCGAGGTGATGCATCTGGTGAAAAGCCTGGTCCTGGCAATCAATGGCGAAATACCAATCATTGGCGTTGCCGTGTCCGTGGCCAGGGCCGGGCATGTGGCGAAACTCGATTGCCTCCAGCACATGCCTCGAAATCAGCGTGCAGCCCATTCCGACGCCCCGGCTCTCCACCGCCGACCCCCAGGCCGCCCGCGCCTGCTCCGGGTCGGCCGAGAGGAAGCGGCCGCGCTCGTAGGTCAGTTCCGTGGCGCAGAGCCAGACTTTGCGGCTGTGCCGATTCATATAGAGACCGTAGGCCACGTCAGCCTCGAGCGCGGCCAACTTCACCAGGGCATCCTGCGGAACGATCACGTCGGCCTCGACCGTCCAGAGCGCGTCGTAACCGCCGTCGAGCGCCATACGGCGCGCTTTGTTGTAGCGCCAGACCAGGTGAGCATAGTGATTGTCGATCACGGGGAAATCTTCACGATCAAAGAGGTAATGAATCTCGTGGTCCCACTCCTGGCGGAAGACGCCCATGAGCGCGCGCCCGAAGATGCGCACCTTGAGCGGATCATCGTCGGGCTTGGGGATGAGCGGAATGTAGGCCAGGACTTTCACTTCAACATTAACCCGATCCCCCACCAGGGATTGGCGACCCCTGGCCGGATGATCTCAACCCACTCCCGCGCCTCTTCACGCGCCTCCCGCCATACACGGGGAACCTCAATGCCGTCCGCGTTGCCCTCCGGGTAGGCGATGTCATGAAAGGCCAAAATGCCGCCTGTACGCAGCATAGGCCAGTAGTTGGCGAAGTCGGTCCGCACGGTGCGGATGTCATGGCCGCCGTCGATGAAGATGAAATCATAAGGCTGCCGGATTGTGACCTGCTCAATCACGCCGTGATCCCTGGAATCGCCTTCGATGGCGCTCAGCTGGATATGATATTTCTCGGCCCAGCCGCCCCAGAGCGCACGGGCGGCATAGATGTCCTCGGCTCGATGGTCCGGTTGGCCTACGACCAGATCAATCGATACAACATTCGCCCCAGGATTGTCGTGCATCCAGCACCAGAGTGTGCCGCCGTAGAGTGAGCCGATCTCCAGAATATGAGTCGGCGACAGCTCCGCAATAATCTGCCGCAATCCAGTAAGCTCATATTCGGCCTGATAGACCTCGACCGGAGGCTGCTCTAGCTGCTCAACCTGTTGTAGTAACACAGTGGCTCCTCGATAAACTCAAATGATTGCGGCGATTGCGAGTACAGCGTTTCGATGAAGATTCCATCCGCCTCGTAGCGGTCTTCGGCAAAGCGCAGATCCCCGATGAGGCCTCGCCAGAGCAGGAATTGAGCAGTATCGATGCGGTTGACAGTCACGTTTTCTGGAGCGGCCACACGCTGGCCGGCCCCGAGCTCCTGGGAGAAGATATAGCCCCGCGCCCGGCCAGTTTCACCTACACTACCGTAGCCCCTAAGGTACCAGGATGGTATACGTGTGATGCGCCGATACAACCTCTCGAAGAGAGCCGGGTGCATCAAGTTGTCATCATCCAGAAAATAGACCCAGCCATCCATGATGCGATCCAGCGCCCGATTGCGCTGCGCGTGGCCGGCGACGCTCTCCGGATACTGCCCGTGATCGGAGAGCACCATCCAGGCGATGTCGAACCAGGCGGCTCCGGGAGTCAGGGACGCCTCTAGCGCCGGCAGATTCTCCGGGCGCGAGCAGGGCGTAACGACGGTCAGGAGGGGGAGGGGTAGAACCCCTCCCCCATTGCCATAGGTACTGGAGCTGGCACCAGTGCCCGATCTCACCGTAGGAGTGATGTCAGGCGACGATCTCATCGACTGAGGCGAGATCGTTGTCAGACGCCGGATGGTAGCGAGGCACGCCGGCGATGCCGATGACAGTCGAGTCCGATGTGGCCGTGCCGATGATCAGACGTGGAGCGACATGCGTGAAGCCACCCTCCACATCAAGCTCGTAATCAGCGACCTCGACAACCACCTGCTTGTCGCTGTCCGTGCCAGCATCCGTGAGCTGAGTGATGGACTTGCCGGTGATGGCCTTAGCACCGGTCCCGGAAGAGTCCGACGCTTGTTGCACATCGCCGTCCGCTGTAGCGCTCGATCCCAGCGTTCCGATCGCAAAGATGAACATGGCCCGGCGATGCACACCGAGATCGACCCAGTCGCCTGTGATGGTTCCGGTGGTGTTGGCGTCCGGATCGATGACCGACACGACCGCCAGTTTTTCCGATAGCTTGACACCCATTGCAGTTCCTCCTTCGCCGCGTCCCGTGTGTCAATCAGGACCGGGGCAGAAACCTAGTCGTTGTGGTTCACGAACGGCGAGACAGTGTACGCGCCCTGAGGATCGGCAAGCGTCACAGCCGCCGATTGCCAAGGCTGCCCGTCGAACCGCTTGGTCACTCGCCACGTTCCCTTGTCGCTCGTGAACGCGGCGTGCTCGGAGAAGGCCACGGCCATGCCCTCGCGATCGAAGATCGCATAGGACGAGAGAACGGCCAGGATCACATCGCCCGAGTTGTCGTCCTGCGGCAGATGCTCGGACTCCAGGTACGGATACCCGAGGATCGTTTCGGGGAGACTGGTCGCCAGATTGGCGATCCAGACGCCGCCCGAACCGGACGAGACCTCGAACGCGCCCACGTCGGGCAGCACGCCCGGGTGCATGAGCCACACCGGGGCTCCGCCAGACTTGAGCAGGCGGGCCTTCATCGCCAGCGCATCGGTGTAGGTAAAGGTGTTGTTCGTCCCCGGCGTCACATTGATCAGCGCCGCGGCGTTGAGGATGCCGAGCGGCTCGCCGGCACCGTCGCCTCGCAGGAAGAGATGATCCTCCTTGGCGTCCAGCGCCACCCGGAAAAGACGCGTGAGCAGCGCCTCGATGGCGAAGGGGGAGTCGGCGATGACCTCGTTCTGGACCTCCGTAAACGCTCCCTGCTTGCGCACGGCGTATTCGATCTGCTCAAAAGTCGGCTGTGTCTCGGTCAGCGTCCCGCCGGGAGCTGTGGCGCCTATCTGCACGCCGCTTGCGAAAGCTGTGTCGCCCACACCGGCGGTCGGCGCGGTGTAGTGGTCGAGCGCCGGGAAGAGGCCGCTATCCGTCCCCACGGGGAAAACGGATGCTCGTGGCCGCACTACGGCCGCCATGCCAGGGGCTTCCAGTATCTGTGCGTGATATTCCTGCGGGATGAGATAAGCGCCCGCTGTCCCGTCCTGGCTCTCGATATCCTTCACGGCCCAATCGGCGCGCTGCGATCCATAATCGGTCAGCGTCTTGAGATCGCGGCGCTTGACTGCGATCAGGAAGCCGCCGAGTGATTTGCGCTTCTCTCCGACTTTTTCACCCTCAGTCACGTAGCCGGCCGCCTTCAGCGCCGGCGATTTCTCCATGATCTCCATCAGGCCGTTGAGCTTGCCCTCGAAGGTCGCCATCTGATCGGAGAGCGCCTTCTGAGCCGGATCGGGTTGAGCATCCCCGTTCGCATTGGCCTTCGCCGCCACTTCCGCAGCGGCCTGGCGCTGGGCGATGTTGGGATCTTCGCCATTCCCGACCAGCTCGGCGAAGAGCGATTTCAACTCCTCGCGCTGTTCATTCGTAAAGACTGCCATTGCTACCTCCCTTTTGTCATCTGAAGGACTTCGGCGAAAATCTTGATCGCCTCCGTCCAATGCTCGCCGGTCCATGCGCTCGGGTCCATCTCTGAGGGCGTCTCCCCGACGCCTTCCAGCAGACTGGCAAGCCCGAGGGTCCTGTACGTTTTCAAGGCCACGGCCTTCGTCCTCGGCTCGGCCGGAACGGGTGTGAGTGAAGCGTCAAGCCCAAGCGGCCAGGTCTTGATCCATGTGGCTTTGCCCCGTTTCTCCGTCTCCACCAGATGCACCGCCGTCCCCGAGGACCAGCCGAGCTTATCCGCCTCGGCCAGACCGTAGATTGCTTTTTCATATTCGTCCCGCATTGCAAGCTGGGCCTCGACCCAGACGCCGATGCCGTCCTTCTTTAGCGCGGCGCGGGGATCGAGGACGCGCCGTTTGAGCACGCCGTCAAGGCCATGATCGTAGAAGGTCATGCTCGTCTCATGCGGTCCGAAGTCGGTGTCGGCAGTGAAAAAATCATCATCCAGATCCACGCTCTTCTCGGAGCCGAAGTGCACGAGATAGCCGCCGATCCTGCCGGCTCCCAGGGCCTTGACGGCATGGCCATAGGTCACGAGCACATCATCGGGATCCAATTCCCCGATAGCGGGCAGATTCTTGCCGTTGCGCTCCTCGACCGTGAGCCGGTAATCGTCGCCGATGGTATAGACCAGTCTGTCGCCCATCGTGTTTTTAGCCTCCCGCCACATACTGTTGCAGATCGCCGTAGCCTGTCTCCCATCCTTTGCGGTGCCATCCTCGATGACCTGTGGGATGCACCGCTCCAGAAATTCTTTGCGGCTCTCGCCATCTTTCGGATCGGGCACTAATAGACCGCCCCAAAGTAAATCACCAGGCCCAGAATCAAAGCCCACATGATGAGACCCCAGATCATCTCCCAGACATTTTTACGCAGCCATGCCATCATGGTCCCAGCTCCAATTCGATCTCACGCAGGATGATGCGCTCAGCCGTACCCATCACAATCGGATCGCGGGCAATCTCCTGCACCGGCTTCCAGCCCACTGCCGCGGCGTAGAGCGACATCTTGGGGGCGTCCTGCAACCGGCGACCGTAGCTCGTGTCGGAGCCGATCACGGCCCGTAGCCCGCCCTTCTCCGGCCGCACCGTCCATGACTGGCCGTGGCGTTCAGATCCCGGCGAGATGCCGCGGCGGTAAGGGACATCGATCTTGTGGTCCCGCAGCGCGGCGAAGAAGAAACGCCGCTGTTTATCGCTAGCGAAGGTTTCACCGTACACCTGGCGGCGTGATAGCCGCTTGACCGGCGGATACTCGGCGATCTCGCCCTTGACGAACACGGCCGCCTTCTGTACGCCGCGTACAACCGCCTGTTTCTTGAGCAGCACATTGATCTTGCGCAGGGCCTCGCTCATGCCGTTGATGCGGATTCCGGTTGCCATTTAGAAGAAATGCCTCTCGGCGCATCGACACCGGGTGTGAGCTGGGGGCCGATCGTAAACGCGCCCGCCCGGATGCTGATAACCGCCCGGTTCGCGCGCCATCCCGTCCAGCGGCAGACAGATAGGGCAGACAAGCTCATCGCGGTTCGTCAACCAGCGGATCTCTTTCACCGGCGCGCCCTGCTGTTCCAAAAGCGCCACCAGGGCGCGCTCACCCTCAACCGCCGCACGTGTAACCTCCGTCGATGCGATCATGTCGGCCCGCAGCGGCCCGAAGACCTGTGCAAGGCGCCGGCGCAGGTCGGCCATCGTGAGCTGCTGTTCGAAAAAAGACGCCACCGCCTCCTGCACCGCCCGCCGCGAAGTCTGATTGAGACCGCGTATCAAATCGAATGACGCTCCCCGGGCCCACTGCGCCGCGCCTTCGTTCACCAGCCCCCATTCGACGCCGATAGGTTGCGCCTCGAGGAGCTGCTGAGCATTGGTGAGAAAGACGTTCTGCATGTGCTTGGCGAGCGCCGCCTGAAGCTCGGCCGCCGCCTGCTTCCAGAAGGCATCCGTGACGCCTTCCAGATCGGGCGGGTCGCCCAGGAGTTCGAGCAGCCTTCCCATCTGGACCTTCAAGAGCGCCCCGATCTCGCGGGCGAGCTTGGCCTCGGCGTCGGCGCGGTCCGGCAGTTCTGCCATTCACTCTCTATCCCTCACGGATATCCGACAAACGAGCCAGTGAACACATCATGCACATCGTCCTCGTTCTGCGCCGCGTCCAGCGCCCCGGAGATCGAGGCGTGCAGCGTCAGCGGAATGTGATCGGAAGAGAAATCGACGGCCGCGGCCTTGCCTGCCCGCAGCGCCGAAAGACTCTTGCGCTGCCACTTATCAAGATCGGATTCGAACCGGCGCGTTCCGTTGCCGCCATTGCCGTTTCCCATCTGTGGCACGAATGGGGGAGGAATCGGCGGAGGGTTCTGCTCCCGCTCCAGTTTCCTCAGCCGTTTGGCCTCGTGAAACTCGCGGATCTCCTCCGGCAGATCGAAGCCCAGAATGTCATACGCGTTGAGCAGGTCCTCGCCAGCGTTGACCAGGCTGAGGAGAGATGTGGAGCGCTGCTCCTCGTCCTCCTGGAAGAGCGGCAGGCTCTGCCAGTTGAATTTGATATGGGCGCCTTGCGGTTCGAAGAGATCGGCGTTGAGTCGCCGGCTGATGAATTGCGCCTCCGGGATGATCGTCTTGTTGTAGAAGTGGAGCTCGTCCTGCTCCGTCACCGAGCGATTGGCGACGCCGGAAGAGAACAGGATCGATTGCGGGATACCCAGAGCGGTCGAGATGTCTTCCCGCTTCTCGCTCACAAGTTCAGTATCAGAGAGTTCGGAGATGCCCTCGCCAATCGTGGTCGCCTTCACGTCGTCGGCGTTGATGACCTTCGCTCCCCAGGCGTTGGAGATGCCCGAGATGACTTTCTCCCACCACGATTCCAGTCGCTCCCGTTCCTGTTTTTGCGTGGATCCGGGCACACCCAGGACGGTGACTTTGACCGCGCCGCGTTTGAAGAAGGTCGCCGCAAACTTATCGACATTCAGCAGAACGTCGGCCGCGGCCAACGCGACCTCGGCCGGAGAACGGGCGGTATCAAGCTCGGAGAAAAAATCCGGTAAGCGCATATCGACGATGTCGTCTCTGTCGAAAGGCGGCAGCTGGCGATTGTTGATGGTGCGGATATAACCGATGACGCCGCGCTCGGGGTCGGTGCGCGGCCGAATCGTGGACGGCAGCACCCAGCGCACGCCGAGCTTGCGACCGAAGACATTGGCCTCTTTGAGCAGATAGGCGCGGCCGAAAAGCGTCAAGGCGCCCTCGACCAGATACAGGAGTTCGAACGGGTCGGGAAGCCAACCGAGCGTGTTGCGGTAATCCTCGGAGTGATCGATCTCCTCGTCGCCCTGCAGGATCGCGAAGGGCAGCGAGGCGATCGTCTGGGCCCGGACGGTCACGCCTCGGTAAAGCCAGGCGACGGCCTCGAAATGCTTGCGCAGATCGCCCACCTGAGGCCCTTCGCCAATGATCCAGGTCCAGGCTTCGGGCGGCAGCGCCTCGAGCGGGACGCTCTTCGTGCCGTCTGCGATCAGAATCGGGCTGCTCAGGAGAGAAGCCATGAGTCCTGTCTCCAGAGCATGAGGGCCCGCGCCATCACTGTATCGTCATGCATACCCTCCGGCGCGCCGTAGGACGGGCGGCCGGTGCGCGCGCTGACCGTGCGCTCGTACGCCTCAAGCTCTGCGGTAGCAGAGTCATCGGCAAGAAAACGCCACTCGCCGCGCTCCAGCGCCAGCGCCAGATTCTCGATTAGAGGCGGCTTGGACGCGGCGGTCGTCTGGAAGCCGCTCACGGGTAGCCCAGCGCGCTGCAGCTCCTCGATCACCGGCTCTCCCATCGCATTCGATTCGGCCAGGATCGAGCCCGGCCATGTCTCGTGAAGCACCGCCAGGCGGGCGCGCTGGAAGGCATAATCGATCTTGTTGAAGCGGTCGAGAGCGACCTCGACGCGGCAGCTTGCGCAGCCAACAGAGATCGCCGTGTAGTCATGCTGCTTGCCCCAGTCCACGCCCAGCACAAGGCTATGGTCCTTGTGCTCCCCGGGAACTCCCGGTCCGAGTATGCAGGCCTCACGCACGTTGCGAAAAACAGCCCCTTCATCCTCGAGGAACTCGGCCATGATCTCCTGGCGGTAGTTTTCGTCCGTCATGTCAGCGGTGAGCTCGGCCAGCGCCTCGGTCGAGAGGTGCGGGTTGTCGTGACTCGTGAAATGCCAGTAGGCCCAGCGGCCGGTGTCATCGGCCTTGGCTTGAAGATAGGTGCGGTGCGCGTGGTTTTTGCGGCGCGGCGTGAAGATGAATACAGCGTCGCCGTTGTTGTCCAGGAGCATCGGTGCGCCGACCTGATCCCACGCCGACGGGTCCATGTAGGCCCATTCCTCGAGGATGAGCAGATCGGCGTAGTCGCCTCGAAGCGAGTCGGCGTCCCAGGCGGTCTTGGCGCGGATGCGGGCAGTGGGAGACTCGATTAGCCGGCGTGTCTCGTTTTTGTAGACCTGGCGGGATGCGATGGGAACGGAGAAAATTTCTTTCATCGTCTCCCAATAGGCGCTCGTCTGGTCCTCGGTCGGAGCGGCATAGAGCACGCGGCGGCCCTCCTGAAAGAGCCTGGCCGAAAGAATAGCAACGCCCGTCGTCTTGCCGCCTCGCCGCCCCGAGATCACGACGCGACGCTTGGCCGTGCTTTCGATGAGAGCGCGCTGGAGCGGGTGCGGCTCCGGCAGAGAGAGACGGAGATCCCCGGCCTGAACACGCCAGAGAAGCCGCTCCGCCTTCTCAGCGAGAACCGATTCGTATTCCTGCGGCGTCAAAAAGCTCTGTAGCGAGGTCGTCGCCAAATTCGTTCCTCACCTGCTCGGGCTCCAGCCTGCCGGCGCGCAGAGCGTCGACGATCTTGGAGCGCCAGTCATGGACCTCGATGCGATCGGTGAACAGGGCAAAATGCTTGCCCATTAGATTGAGTGCGGCCTGCCCGTCGTAGAGCTCGATCTCAGGGCCGTTGATCGTCATCTTGATTTTCTTGATGAGGTGGCCGCGGGCCTTGATCTCGTCCATGTTGAGCATGAAGGCCCGGGAGCGGCCCGGCACAGGCTCGATGAAATCAGCGATGCTATTGCGCGCCTGCTCGGAGAGCCGCGCCAGGACCTCGTCGGCGGAGAGCGCCTTTTCTCGGAGGCGCTCCTGAATACGTTCTCTAAGGTGAGGTTTCGTAAGGTTTTCGTAACCTACGGCCTTCAGGGTGTCATAATTGCCACGATAGCCCGCGCGCCTGGCCGCCTCGGTGGCATTCCAGGTCTCGAGGTAATGCTCGATGAACACCTGTTGTTTGGTGGTGAGCTTCGCCATGCAACTCCAAACGAAAACGCCCGCCCCAGACTCCCGAAGGAATCCGAGACGGGCGCAACCCGCCAGCCCAAACGGTTATGCCCGTGGCCCTAGTCACCCTAATTAGTGACCCCATTTACTGAATGGGGTGATTAGGGTCAATGCCTAGGGTGGGCAATTATCCCGTTGAGTTCGCAGTAATCTTACGGATTCATTAGCCTTCTGTCAAGTCGTCATATCTTGCCCCCAACGAATTGTTGCGTATCTCCGCATTCACACCTGACTCTACCCTTCTGAATAAGCACGGTCTCATCAGGAGAAAAGATGACCTTAAAGCCGTTGTGTTGAAATATCTCGGCCAACGGATTTTTGCATCTACGACATCTCAGATAACCAGCGGAAATATAGTTTCTCGTCTCAAATCTCTTGCTCATTCCGCTTCCAGACTTAACAACACCCAAGTATTCGGCCACGTCAGCCCGTGATTCGACATTCCTTTTGGCGGCTATAACATCTCGCAACTGCCTTTGGACTGCTTCATACCGCTCAGCCGAAACCTTGTCCTTCGGAACAAGATCAATGAGCTTCTGTCTATAGGCGGCGATTTTTTCTCTCAAATCGTCTGCTCTTTGCTCCAATCGAAATACTGTCTCAATCGGCTCGTCTATATGAAAGAGATTTAACTCAAGAACCGGAAGCGGACATTCATGCCAATTGTTCTCCCAACAGATAATGAGATCACAGCCGTCGGGATCATGCCCATGACTTTTGAAGTTGCGCGCCATAAACTCAAACTCTGCCCGAACAAGCTCTCCTGAACTAATCTCGTACAGCGTCGCGTCAGGAAACGGGGCCTGTATTTCCATAATGACAAAGCCAAGCCCCTGTGCATATTGAGCAAACAGAGAGACGACTCCCATTTCATTGACAGGTTGTTTCATGGCAAAACAGATCGCCGCTGCCCTTTTGCCGTTTCTGTCTTACTGAGGAACAGAAGCGCCAAGAGCAGCGGCGATCTATAGGCAAATGGAAACGCTTCCGTCCCTCAGTATCTCCAGTATAGCATCACTCGGCTTCGTCTGCAATCCCGAGGCGGACAGCAGATGCAGGCACAGAGTGAAAGCGCCGAATCGAACGACACATCGGGCACTTCAGGTCGGCTACATAGATGACATACTCCCGTGTGAAGTGTTCTCC